ATTAAAGCGTTTGCATTGCCTATTAAATTATCTGTATAGGTTTTAACCGCATTTTGCGTAGGGTAAAGCGTATTTGAAGACCCTAAATTTACATCTGTTGACTTGTTAGACACATTTTCTTTACCATTTAAAGCTGTTTGCGTAGCTGTTGAAATTGGCTTGTTAACGTCGCTTGTATTGTTAACTTGATCAAGTCCCATTGAAGCCTTATCAATGGTAATGTTTACAGTATTTGCCATAATTTAATTATCTAGTGTTATTATTGTTATTTCTTCCTTAAAATTATTATTTACATATACATCAAAAATCATATCTTCTAATTCATAGGTAGAGCCACTTGGAGTTGATACGCTAAATGTACCATTTGAATTAACGATTAAAACAGGATCACATGCATAAGCTCCAGACCCTCCAAAATCATACCCATTTAGAGGTAAATCACAAATACCGTTTGTATCTCTTAGCTCGATTGTCACATTCATTACATGCCCAGCAACCTCATCTTTACCACGTTCTACAAATGAAGTCACATTCCCTTGTGTAACACGCCCTAAAACTTGCCACCTTTGAGATTTCTTCATTACATTGAATATATCTCTGCAAATTTGTAACGTGTCCGACTTAGTTTCTATTAAATTAGAATTGTCTTTATATACCTTATCCGCTACTATTATGAATAATTGCACACTAGTATTTGAGATATTAATAGAACCATTGTTATAGTCACAAACAAGTAAAGGATATTCTAATTCCCTATTTTGAAGAGCTAAATTAAACTCACCAAAATAGTAACTATTCAATTGATAGTGTGAATCCTGAATAGCTTTAAGCTCCGCAGAAAGTTGGTTAATACTCGTTATCATGCGAAGTTTATATTTGTATCTGAAAATCCTCGATCTGGATTGATCTGGTTAAGATCGTCACAAGGGTAAAGATAATCATAATAAGAAGTGTATTCTGGGTAAACCGTATAATTCAATTTTAAGAACCTTATCAACCTCTCTCTATAGAAATTATAATCTTTATTTAAAGAGTTGCTTAAACGGTTTAATTCAGCTTCATTTACAGTGTTCACGCCCTCTGAACTTACTCGAGACACTCCAATTTGTCTAAGTTCTAAAGTAGTCATATCAGTGGCTCTTTTTTCAACCGCAGCCACCAAACAAGGACTAATGTAAGTGTCTAGTAATAGAATTTCGTCGGGGTTTAAATCATCGTTATCCACACCACTTAACAACCTGTTAAATAATTGACTTCCTAGAATCGACTCTAGTACAGTGTCTTGCACCCTAGTGATTAAAGTAGAAAGTAAAAGATCATCCACATTTGAAGAAATGTAAGATAACGCTTTTAAATTTGTTGTACTAATTAAATGTGCCATAACTTACTTATTTATAACGATTTGGAAAAACGTATGTCTGCATGAAGGTGTATGTACTCCTGTTTCTGGATTAGTGTACCAACCCCCTTTGTATTCCCAAACATTCCTATCTATTCCGTTAGCCTTTAAACGTGCTGTAATTTGGTCAATCTCTTCACGTGTGAACACTCTTTTTAAATTAATTAAGTTCTTGCAAAAAGGACGGCTTTCACCTTTTAATGGAGGTATTCCTTCACGTTCACGATATTGATAAACAACCTCGAAAGAAACTTCACCCACATTTGTTTTACCTTTTGGTGTAAGCTCAAACCCTTTAATCATTCCTAACTTTTCCAACTCTACTAGTTGCCTAGATACATACGTTGCACCTTTATCGATAGCTTTTACGATTGATCCGTAGCTTTCACCATTGTTAATCATTTCAACTATTTTCAACTGATCCGCCGTCAAGTCGTTAGCGAATGAATATTTTGAAAGTAATTCTTTTTCGGACATTTCAAGTTTAGAAAAGTCTTTAACTTCTTGAGAATAAATCTCTTTATATTCCGTACGTCCTAATTCAGAAAACCATGAAATAACTGTTTCATCACTTACTTCGTTTTTAAATGATTGTTGAATCACATCCCCGTTAGGTAAAGGATTTAAACCAGCTAATCCACGTAATTCGTTTATTGTTAATTTTCCTAACACAACATTTTGTAAATTAGGCTCTAATACGTTTATTTTTTTAGCAATCTCAGAAACTTCTTCTATTTTACCACTTAAATTCAAAGGTTTGCTTATAAAAAATATATCCCCAACAAAACTATTAAGTGTATAATGTGCATACTGTAAAGCATCGGTTATTATCTTTTGACGTTCTAAAGCGTAGTTATTCATAAATAATTGATACGCTGTTTCTAACTCACTTGACCCACCTAATTGACCAGCTGTTTTGATTGAGAATAAAGTCGGACTAATTACAGAGTGACCCACCATAATATCGTCAATTATGCTTTCTTGTGTTAATAAATATCTTTGATCTAAATTATTACCGTTTATTTGCGTTACCGTTGGGGCGTTTTCTGAGCCTCTTGAAAATGTTACTACTATTCCACCTTGTTTGTCCCTATCAGTACTTTCTCCTTTTAATTGAGCAATTAATTTTTTCTTATCGTGTTCGTTGTCTGGTGCACTTGTTGGTATGTTTATCATTGTACCACCTTTGAAACTATTAACAACCTCTGAATAACGAAAGTAGTTCATTTCAATAGATGCCATGATTGATTTAATAGCACCTGAATAGGATGGAATAGGATAAACCGACTTAGTTAATAAACCTGTTTTTTCGTCGATTATGTGCTGTTTACTTCTTGAGCTAACATATAACAAACATTCTTTATCTTCTAAGCTTAAATCTTCAATATTCTTGATCTTTTTAAAGCCTGTTTTTTCTTCATTTTGGTTACGTTCCTTCCAATTTTCTGAGTAATAAAAAAAACTAGAGTCTTCACCTTTACGAATCAATTCCGTAGAAACGTGGTGAGCATCCCAAAATTTAGAAATAGGATTTTTTCTAAACATAATAGCAAATGAATCTAATAACTCAAAATCTTTTGCTATCATTAAACTGATCTCATCTAAGCTAAAAGGAGCGTTACCATTCTTCTTAATCAACTCCCATTTAGGCAAATCAGTTGTTTGAGCATCTAACCCACTTGAAGCAATATATTTCACCTTAGAGTTTACAATTCCCCCATGAATAGAACTATTATAATAAAGCCCTATTAAAAACTGTGGATAATCGTTATTTTCTCCCCAACTTACCCAAGTTTGACCAGCTTTCTGCTTTTCAATAGGTAAAGGAATTTTTGCCTCTCTAAATATATAGTTATCACTCATATATGTTCTTTATTGTTGTTGTTTGCGTGAATGTAGGTATAGGAGTTGAATCAGTCTTAACTCTTGCTTTACCTTGTTCACATAAAAAGCCTAATTGGTAATTTTCTTCGTCTTCAACTTCCATTTGGTAAACGAAATAACTATAATCTCCCAAAGGCAAAGTGATACTAGTACCTTCGTATAAATTAAATAAATTAAAACGCTTTTTGGAAGTGGATAAATCCGTTAGATTGCAGTAATATTCTTTCTTTGATTGTTCATTTACAAACCTAAACAACCATGTCTCAGGATAGTTATCATTCATTTTCTCTTTAAGAGTCAAACAAATGCTATTGTTTTGGTTTTTTTCGACTAGAAAGAACACGTTTTTGTGGTTTTGTTTCGTTAAAGTTAGTAATTTCTATAAAAATATTAGGGCAAAATTTAAATAAAGTTGATTTATTTTCTTCATTTGCCACTAAAAAACCTTTAATTCGATCAATCCAAACGCTTTTTTCTTTAAATTCTTCTTTGTATTCCATAATATAAGTATTAAAAAAGGGTAGCCGAAACTACCCTAATTCTATTTAACATAATAATTATTACGATAACAATGTTAAAACGATAGCATCTGAAACCTTAGGACAATTCTTTTTTTCACGTCCTGAGAAAGTTAAAGTTACACCGTTCATGTCGTCAAATTTTGTTCCTGATGTTCTATTAAACAAGAACTTACAGCCATTGTCGATACCTAAAATTTCGTTAGTACCATCGTTTAATTTAGCAATAACACAAATACGATCCTTAGATAATTTTTCTAATTGTTCAATCATTGTAGCTGTGTTACCAGCTAGTTTGATGTTTCCTGTTATTTCAAAACCAGCTGAAGCATTCTCACGTGATCCGATAGCATTAACAGTAAAATCAGACATCTCAGCATCTACAGTTACTGTGTAGAATAATTTAGCTCCTACATTTGCCATTGCTGAAACAGTTCCATCCGTACGTGTATACGTATAGTTAGCAGCCCCTGTAGTTGCATCTCTTAATGACCCTATGGAAAGTGTAGCAACACCTCCAGATGAATCACAATTTAAGGCATTAAAGCCAGCACTTAATTCGCACATGTTTATAATATTTTAAAAAGGGGCTTTACACCCCTAGATTAATAATTAAGCTCTTTTAACTCTTACAAAGTATTGAGGGAATACATACTGAACACCTAATCTAAAAGAAGTATCAACTTTCAATTTTTCTAAGTAGTTATTGTATTTAATGTCAAAGTTTTCATCTTCCCTTGCATCAACACCTAAGAACACTAACGCTGTAGGAATAGCAAAAATTTCATTTTGACCATCTAACGCAGGTACAGTGATAACTTCAACGTTAGTTTGAGGTAAGATAAAACGAATAGAACCGCCTTCGCTTGTGTATTGGATACGATCATAAGCGTTAGAAGCATTCCAATCAGAAATAATAGCTAAAGCCTCTGTACGTCCCGTATATAAAGCGATTTCCATTTGATTGTCGAAAATCTCAGCAGGTATTTTAGTGAATACTTCATAAGCAGCATCGTAACCGTTAGAAGTTGTAATAGTTGCAAAAGTAGTTGTAGTTTTTAAAACAGCTGTATCTGCTTTCAAAGTTTTAACTAAACCGTCAAAATGTACTAATTCAGTATCTAATGATGCAGTATCACCTAACCATACCAAACGCTCAGCTTTTTTCTGTAATTGTTTAGTTAAGTAAGCCATTAAGATAGTCTCAAGTGGTGCAGGAAGTTGACCCTCTTGGTTTTTCATCCCCAAAGCATTCAACACCTGTGTCATTTTAGTGTTTAGAGTCTCATTACAAAACTCAACACCCATGTAAAGTGGTTTAGTTGTTAAAACTTTCTCAGTAAACACTACTGATCCATCTGGAGATGGAGTACACGCCGCCTTAGCTTGTAACGCTACAGATGAAGATAATAATGCAATTTCTCTAGATCCTTTAACACCCTCTTCTAACATCAATTTCTCTAAGAATCGAGACGTTGAAATTAAATCTGGTGTAATGTTTGGTAAAGTGTTATCTTTCCATGCAGCAAGTCCAGACACATCGTAACCGAACTTTTCTTTTAATGTTCTTTTGATTGACATTTTTTTGTTTATTTTTTAGTTAATATTTCTTTTACTGTAAGCTCTTTCGACATTTCTACTTTTTTACGTTCGTCTTTGAACTTACTTTCTTTTACTTCTAACAACTCAGCAAATTTTGCCTCTAACGCTGTAATTCTAGAGTCTGTATCTGTGATAACTTGTTGAATGATAGCATCAAACTCTTGTTTGCTCATCATTTCATTTACAGGCTCATCTGCAGACATAGGTTCTTCTTCTACTGCAACATCTTCAATAGCTGTTACGATTCCGTTTACGTCAACGTTTACGATTTTGATTCCTTCTAGTTCAATTTGGTATTGTCCCTCTGGTGCTGGTATTTGATTACCCTCTGCATCCAAAACGAACACCGCTGAACCTTCAACTAAATCACCTTCGTATTGCATAACCACACCGTCAATAGTTGTGATTTCTGCAAACGTAACTTTAATCTCTTCTTCTTTCTTAAAGAAGTCAAAGATTGATTTCATTGGTTTACTCATATTTGTTTTAATTTAATTTCTTTTTGGTCAAAATATCCTTCAACAGAATACCCACTAAACTCTCCTTTTTTAATCTTATTCCATACCGTAGGATTGTCAATCTTATACGATGCTATCCAAGTTCCATTCTGTAAATTCATTGCTTTAAATTGGCTTGGAATGTGTGATGGATGAGAAACGATATAACTAGATATCATGTTAACACCCTCAAGTTTTAAATCGGGGTTGTGTTCTTCATTAACGTTGTTTGAGAATCCGTTTGTGTGGAATTTCGTCCTTATTGCTTTTATTGTTTCACCTTTAAAGAGTACAAATCGGTCTGGATTACTTCTGTAAATAGGAGTGTTAGCACTCATCATAACGCCCGTAACAATTCTTTTTTCTTCATTAAAGAAATACTGAATTTTTTGCTCTTTGTTAAATGCAAAATAGGGTTTACCATGTGCAGGTCTCAATACAAAGGCGTTAAAATCAACCCCTGTATCATTAGACTCATCGATAACCAATTCGTAAAAAGGTAGCATAATAAAAGAACGTTTTTGTAAATATAAATAATATTATGTTAAATAGTACTTATTGCATTAACTTTTTTTGTCTTATCTTGCATTTTAGTAATATCTGAATCAACTACTACTACTTTATAGGTAGATTGAGCTTGTACATTCGTTTGCGTGCCTTGTTGTGGCCCTATTCCAAGATTTGAATTTGGTCCTCCTCCTGTTGTTGGTGGTGCTACATTTACGCCACTTCCTAGAATAGATTTTACCCTCGACATATTAGATATGATTTTCGCAGTACCCGTAGCAAGTTTGATATATGGACCAAGTGGATTAACTATATTATCACCATTCGTAGGACTAAACGATATAGAAGTTAAACCAGATAAAGCCGTTGCCGTGTCAATTGCAACTTGTGTAAGTGCGAACGCTTTTTGAATTCCAGATGCTTGTTTAGATAGCCCAGCAAGTTCACCAAAGATCGAACCAATTGCACCTAATAATTCAACTTTACTTTGCTTTAAAGTTTCATCTAACATTTTCTGATAGTCAACGCTTTCTTTGTTTATAGCTTTAACATTTGCAGCGTGTTGTGCTTCAATTAGCTCTAGTTGTGCTTTGTTACCTTGAGCGTTTAGTTTCTTTTGTTCATAATCAGCATTTTCTAACTCTAGTTGTTTTTGTTGTTTAATAGCAAAGTTTTCAGCGTTGGTTATTAACTCAGCTTCTAAGCTTGCTTTTTGATCTTCAAACGCCTTATTTTTATCTTCTAAATCCTTTGCCTCTTTTGCTTTCTTTTGTTCATCTTCTAATGCTTTGCGTTCGTTTTCTTGCTGAATCAATAATTGTTTTTCAAGTTCTGCAAATTCTTTTTTCTTACCGTATTGTTTCTGCATTTCTTCCAACTCCCTATCATGTTTTAATTTTAAAGACATAATATCTCGAGTGTTTGCATCGTCAATATTAGCAACTGTTAAATCTTCAATTTTCCTTTGTAATGCAAGTTGTTCTTGAGCGTTTTTTTCTCTTTGCTCTTTATTCTTTTGACCAGCTTCTTTTTGCCTTGCTAATGCTTCTTTACTAGCATCGTTTTGTTCATTCTTTAAATCAGTGTTGTGCTGAGCTGTTAAAACCTTTTCATCTCTTTGTAGTTGATATTTTAAATCAATTAAATCGTTGTTTTTTGTTTTAATATTTGTGATTTCTTCATTGATTGATTTAACTAAATCCATATTCTCAGCATTCAAAGCATTTTTCTTTTTTTCTCTTAAAGTTGAAATTCTTTGAAGGTTAGCCCAATAATCACTTTCTCTTTGCATTTCACGTTTTTTGAAACTGTTTTTTTCAATCTCATAAATCTTTTCCTCGCTAGCTCCTACAGCCTTTGCGTAATTCTTTTCAAATTCAATCGAATCATTCAGTCTTTTATTCATTCGATCACGCTCTGCATTAAATCGTTTAGTAGAAGCGGTTAGCCTATCTTGTGCTTTTGTAGCATCATCTGTTGAACTCATGTAACTTATCATTTTTTCAACTAGAAACCCTAACGCCACAACTAGTAAACCTATTCCTGTTGCAGCTAAAGCAATTCTAAAGGCTTTCATTGCACCCGTAGAAGTACCTACAGCAATTGCATAACCTTTTTGAAGTAGTGTTAAAGAACCCGTTTCGGTTGCGTTTATCATTTCGGCTGTAGTTAACGATTTAAAAGCGTTTACAACTGTTCCCTTTATTGACATAGCCAAATCAGTAGCATCGTTTTTCAGCTCTTTCATTGCACTAATACCTTGAGTTAAGGCAATAGCTCCTTGAACTTTTAACATTTGCTTTTCAATTTCTTCAGATTGTTGACCGAATAAAGCTTGTGCACCCGTAACCGCTGAGAAAGCTCCAGCAATACCCTCTGCAGTACGTTGGAATTTACCCCCAAATTTTTCAGGATCAGCATCATTGATAGCATCCGCAACGCCACGCATTTGTTCTTTTATTTGACCAGCCCTTTTAGCAACTGTTTCAAACTCTTTTGATGCAGGGTCTAAGTTTTGGAGTTGAATAGTAAGTTGTTTTAACTCTTTTCTAAGGTTTACAAATGAACCATCGGTTTTTTTAGCGTCCTTGCCTACGTTTTCAATCGCATCCCCGACTTTGTTAACGTCTTGGACACTATCCCCCGTGTCAACTCCTACTTTAAAAATTATTTCTTCCTGTGCCATTATAATGAAGCAATATAATCGTTAATAATTGTTTCCTGTGCTGTTATCTCACTTGAGACATCAGCATTTAAAACCTCGTTACCTATTCTAATAATATTAGAATAAACACTTTCTACATAAGTATAAGAACCTCTTACTTCTTGTATTACTTCTATCATGACAAACAATTTAAAGTTAATTGACTAATATCAAATGAACATGCATTCGATGAACTTCCAGACGTTCTGCAGGCTTGAATTGTTATAGGTGTTGTATCACTTGGTAAATTTGTTGTTATAGAACCTTCAACTGTAAAATTATTTTCTAAAGAAGTGACTTTGTAATATACATTCATAGAGTCAAATGGGTTGTACATTTCAAACACAAAGAAATCAGTTGCAACCGCTCCTGAAGTCCTGTTTGCAAGAAAATTTGACCCTAAATCTATTTTAGTGGCTGTTCCACTTCCATCGTTATGAAATATTTGTAAATTAGTATCAGAAGCATCTGAGCCAATCCCAATAATATTTAGTAAACTTTCTACAGTTACGGTTGAGGATAAACCTAAAGATGCTGTGTTTGCTGTCATTCCGTAAAATTGACGTGCACCTGTATTAAATGCTGTATCAGATACACCAAAAGCAACTGCTATTTTCCATCCTGTGCCAACAATATTGAATGCACTTGTTGACCTATACCCACAAATACCATTTGCTGCAGGCGTTGAAACACCAATTTTTAAACGTGTTTTTTTAGTTTGTATTGAAGTGTTAGACACCGCCACCGCTGTTGCTGTACCTTGTAATGTCCCCACTGCAATATTCTCAGATAATACAGTTGTTGAATTATGTTGAGCTCTATAACCTCGTGCAATTTCCGCACTTCCTACAATCCAATAATTTTCAGCTAATAATTTAGCATCAATTTGATTTTCTACTGCTTGTGTAGTTGGGTACTTAGTGTTGTTTATTACAGAGAAATTAGTAGCTTTATTTGCTAATATTTCAAAATTTGCTACATCGTAAATAATTTCTTCAATACCACTTGCAGTTCTTGTATAAATACTTCCAGTTGTTGTATTCATATAAAACTCACCGATATAAATATCAGTAGCCAACCAGCTCCCATCTCTATGGTCTGGACTTGTTGGAATCGTTGGAGCTCCAGCCCCTTTCTTAATTATTATTCTTCTAGTTTCGTCACTCATTACTAATTATATTTGAATTTTTAGATATTCCATTTATTCCCCCTATCATTTTATAAACGTCCTCATCAGCATTGTTTACACCACCGCTTAATATGGGGGCGTTTTTAGATTGTACGTTCATCCTATCAATCGTTACGTAGCTTGTTGTATATTCTTTTCTGAACTTAAAAACTAGCGTACTAGTACTTTTATCTACTGCTATAACATCACCCGTATCTAAGTCTACTACATAGGCATCAGTACCATCTATTTCTGTAGAACTCCAAGACGTGTTGGCTTGTGTATAACCAGCATTGAAGAAGGCTACTAGTTCATCCGTACTTGGTAGGTACCAATCTGTTTTTCCTCCATCCGTTGCATTACTACAAATGCTAGCGGCATAAGTTCCAGAGCCTTGAGTGTCAACAATTAGCTGAGTATTAAATTCACCTGTTGCGGTGTCTTTAGAATTTATCTCGATATAACTTCCATTATACCAATTATCTGTAACGCTAACATCCCACGCCTGTAGAATGTAGTCCTCGAATTGTTTTACGTTTACGATAGCCATTAACCTAGGTATTTAATTAGTTCAACCTCTGTAGTTCCGTAAGCATCGGAATCAAAATCTTTGATAGTGTTCAATCTATAAAGTACGCCGTCAATCATTTTCAATTTCGCAAAGTCCAATTCGTTAATATCTTTGTATGAAAGTTTCAGGTATAAAGATACTAATTTACTATTCTTTGATGTTATTTCGTTTACAAATTTATCATGGTATTTTGTAAATATGTTCACATCTGGAACTAATTTAATACCGTCAAACGTTGCATTTCTAGGTGCGAAATGTAAATCAAAAAGAGGCTCGAAATTATAATTGTCTTTAAATCTCAAGTGATGAATCATAGGAAAATCATATTTAATTTGCCAGTCCCCCGTTGCACTTCCCTCTGCGTTATAGATATTTACCACACCGCTTCGTAAACCATTGTAAAATGTTAGCATTCCTTTACCTTTGTAGGGCTTGGAAGTTGTTGTATTATTGCTATCGGTTGTTTGATCCTTAACGATAGGGTAAATTAATTGACTGTTTTCTATTTTGTAAGGTATGTAAGTATTAAAAGGTAGCTCAAATTTAACAACTCCATTCATCCAAGTTTCAATTTCTAGTTGTTTTTCACCGTAACCAATGCCAACAAGCTCCCTATATTTCGCATTTAGAACGTCTTTCTCATCGCTAAATGTGTATTGGTATATGTTACCCTCAATTAATGAATTAGATTGTATTGTAATGTCTTTACTTTCATCTATTAAATCCGTCCAATTATCGTAATTTTCTTGTGCTTCGTAGTAGTTTATGAAAGAATCTATGTAAATAGTTGACTTGTTAGTAACAGGATTGTAAATTGGCTCACTCATGTAAGCATAAAACAAGTTTAAAATACCTTTAAAGAACTCACTACATTTAATATCTGGAATAGAACTTGATAAACTTACAGGAGAATTGTCGGTCAATACTGCATCTTTGTTAGCTGAAACTGTTATTTGTAAATTAGATATTGAATAAGTTAAATCTACTTTGTTAACATATTGAGCTAAATAGAAATCAAAACTTAATTTTTGACCTGTTTTAATATTTGAATTTATATTAAACGAATGTGATGCTGTTGTATTTACTGTTTGTGAAAAATTGTTAGTGCTTATGTTAGTACCGTCCAAACTTGTTATTATGTTATTAGTGTAAAACGTACCCGTTAAATAGTTTGTATTGTATGTGCTCCCTGAACTGCTTAATGTCAAATCAAATGATACACTAATAGAATAAGACCCTACCACATTGAAAGTAATACCACCATCAGTAAGATTTACAATATTTAAATCTTGATTTATAGTTGTGTAATTAATAGGGCTTTTTAAAAGATTAAAAGTTTTACTGAATGTATAATACACAGGTGTACCGTTAGGGTATTTAAGTGCAGATGGTGCTCCGTAAATTGTGTTTGCCGCCTTTGTACCATTCAACAATTCAACTTTTGCAGCTATAATCTGATCTGGATTTAATTTAATTTGCTCACCTCCCCCAAAACCATAAATCAGTTTTTGCATATTGGTATTTGTAAAGAAGTCTGTTGTATAATCTACCTCTATATTAGTGTCCTCTAACGCAAAATCTAAGGTTTTCTTAACCGCTTCTTTTACGTATATAAACGGATACAGTTGATTGATCCTAAAATTTAATGGTGAATTACCGACCATATTATAACCATAGTCCACAAGTGGATATATATACCCGTATGATTTAGGTTGATACCCTCTAGTGTCCGAGCCAAAGTTTCTGTTATCAACTCCGTTTAGTTTAATCCCTTCATTCCATGACTTAATAACGTTAGTCCTAGTAAGGTTGTGATCGTATTCACTCCAATCTAATTCGTTTAATTTCTTATCTTTTAGTTTAGCGAAAATATCTACGGTCTCACTGATTAGATTACAATCAAAAGAATAGTTATTATTTAATACTTTTACTTCATTCAGTTTGAATTTACCTTTGAATACCCTTAAGTCATTCTTAAAAAACTCACAATCGTAACGTAAATTCGGTGTAAATTGAATGTTAGTACTTTCTTCTATGTTTATATCTAAGGAATAAGCTGAAAGAAAGAAAGCCATGTTATTACTAGTACCCTCTAATATCAAAGTTTTTGAAAAGGATCGTTTGCGTTTCTCAGGCTCTTTTACATCTGTAATTGACAAATTCAAAGGTACTGCAATATTATCACTTAAATCTAATTCGTACCCGTTAACAACTAATCTACTATTCATAGTGTAATGCTTTTATAATCAGTAAATTCAATGTTTATCACTTCATTAAATAGCTCATCATGTTCAAATTGTTTTACTTGGTAACTCGAATCAGTCACGACTACATTTTCCATTTCGGTACTTTCATTTAAGTAGATCAAAGGACTTTCGTATAATTGCACTAACCAGTTTTGAGTAGTCTCATCTAACCAATCGGAGGACAGTTCTAATTGTTTTGTGATCGTTTTAAGGTAATCAATTTTACCAAATGTGTTATTATTTACGTTGTATGTATTTGTCGAAGCATTCCACTCACCTTGCTTTTTGCTGAATGATTTACTTTCAATCTTAGCTTTGTATCGTGAATTATAAGTGAATCTAAAATTATCATAACTTCCGTACTTATTTAACCAAAGAATGTTAGCACCCTTATCAAAGCATACATCTGAAAATGTAATACCATAAACACCCATAATTCCAACGTTTGATAAGTTCTGAACTGCTATTTGTACACCCGTACAATTGTCGTATGTGGCTTGTGTAATATTACCTAAATCGAGCTGTTCATCTAAGTTAAAACGTAATGCAGAAACAGCACCTTGATAAGCCGTGTTAAAGGTTGTCGTTTGTGTAACGTTACCACTTGGAAGTAAGTAAATGAATTTAACATAATAATTTGCAGGCGTGTCTAAATCACTATTATCTAACCATGATAAGATTGTTGTGCCTCCTTTTTTCTCAGTTACAGAGTAAATAGTAGCTCCAAATAAATCGGTGTTATATTTATCCGTTAAGAATTTCTTACCTAATCCCCCTTTTTTGTAAACAGTATAATCCCAAACTTTAAACTCTGATCGACTTAAAGACCCTTTGAATGGTATAACAGTAATACTAGTCACCCCTGTTGGTTGCGTTGTTGGCTCTACGTTAGGATCAGTAGAATATTTTTCGTAAATAGTTATATAGGTCTCTACGTAATTCTGAGTATCATAAACAAAAACAGGGGATGCCGTTGCATTGCTTACAGAATGGTTTGCTATATACGCCCTAACTTTATCACTTAAATTTATTTTGCCGTAAAAGAAATTCGTTACTAGTTCAGAATACACCTCAAAAGTGCCTATTTCAGCACCGTTAATAAACGCTTTAACCACGAATGAAACATTATACTTATCGTTTCCGCTAACTGTTAGAGGTTGCTTAAATTCAAAGACAATAGGGTTATCACTTGGCGTGTATTTCTGTGGACTTTGAGTTATGGTTGTTGCCATTATTTAGGTTTTTTTATTACTATTTTAATTGCTTCTCCTACTAGATCGCTAACTCTTTGACCCATTTCTTCAACTCTTTGTGGCGTTAGTACCTTATCAAAGAAGTGAGTCGCTTCAATACCTTTCATTCGTACGCTGTTAACTATTGCACCAGCTAATTGCTCACGTGTCATACCCTCATCTGGAACTATTCCCTTATCTCCTATCCATTTGTATATAGCTTGATAAAACGATAGGTTACCTTTTGGGGCTTTACCATGATAAGGTGCACCCCTGTTAATCATAGTACCATTAACACCGTAGTTAATATACTTCCAATGTGCCGCTCCTGTTGTTTCGATTGAATCAGGTTTGATGCTAGTAGGTCTTAAAGATTGTGCCAAATCCCCTGTAGCGTATGATTTATCTCTAATCAATTGTTTACGCCAATCTTCTATAAGCTCGTTTGTAAGCTTCAAAAGTAGTTCAGTCATTGGATTATCGGAAGTATTCTTTAAAATATCCTCTGACCTACCAAAATTCAAACTACTTGCTATATCACCGTCTTTCACGTTGGATTGTTTTTATTTCTTCTTGTTTGGTAAAGTTAATAAATTTTAAACGATGATTGAACGTAAATATATTCCATTTTACTATTTGCTCCCAAGTTTGATTATATTCTTTGCTTAGATAGTGAATCAGTTTCTCCCAAACAAACCTCTCACTGCCCTTAGTAGACTCTTTCTTATCTTCTTGCTTTCCGTATAACTGCTCATTAATTCGATTGATTGTCGCAAAAAAAAACTAACTAAGTTAAGATAGTCTGGAAGTGGCATATGCTGTTCAAAGAGTTTCGCACGTTCTTGATTTGAATACTTCATGTTTAGATTTTCGTCAAGTTCTCCGTATGTTGTACCCTTTTCGATATACATTAATGAGGCTAATCTACTAGGATCGTTTTGTAAGTCTGAGTTACTGATATCTATATGCCACCCTATACCAACTTTTGCAGGATCGACTAGTAAATAACTCACTCCGTTAATTGTAATTTCTTCTTTTGGTTTGGTTAATTGGAAGTCTTTAAACAACCCTATGCAATGCTCGTGAATGTTTCTAAGCTCAGAGATATTAACCTTGTTTAAATCGTTTCTTTTAGCCCCTGTTATTAAACATATAAACTCTATGATAGTTCCCAAATCCATAGCTTTCTGATACTTCTCATCGGTCAATGCTTTAAGATGGTTAATCCTTAAATCGTTTAATGTTTTCGGTGCTTTAATATTAATATACTTCAAAATACCCATATTGATTCTTTTTAATTGATTGTACTGCTAACGCTAACGACATAACACCATCATCATGTACGCCTTGTGGTGCACTGTATTGAACACGCCTGGTTTTCTCGTTGTAAATATAAGTAAAAGCGTTTAATTCATCTACTAGCCAACTTTCTTCTAATATTCCTATATCCTTGTTTTCAAAGTGAACGGCTAAATCTTCAATCATGATAGGTTTGGTTGCTGTAGAAGTTACGTAAGGCTGTACGTTATTGTAAACTTTGTTTTGTAGCATTTCATAAAATACGTCTCCCTGGTTATTTACTTCAACAAATATCTCAGCGTTATATTCTCGAATCTTATTAGCAACCTCATCTATTATCTTTGACCATTCTTGTTGCCTCCAGCGTTGTACGTATACCATTTGATAATTCTTGTTTAAGATGGTCAATACAGTGTAATCATCTGCTCGTCCTATATCTAATCCTCCAAATAGTTTTTGAGTACGTTCAGCGGGCTTTGTCACGCAACTATCCACGTTTTTAAATAGTCCGCTAGCATTGTCGATGAACTTTGCTAAATACTCCTGTTCAAAGATATGTTTTGGCAAACTTCTTTTACGCTCTTCCAAGTCCTCCGCATCGATCATTGGATTGTCATAGCTCGAATAATGGAAGTACTTATAACGATTATCGTAATTAGGCTGCAAGCTCAATTGGTAAAAGTGATTCTTACCTTTTGGTGTACTGATAAATATTACTTTCTTGCCTTTTACTAATACAGTTGCGCTTAATACCTCACTCCATAGTTCTGGACGTGTGAAAGCCATCTCATCTACTATCAAGTAGTCGAATGTGTTACCTCGAATATTGTCGGGACGTTCACCCGAAAAGAATTGTATTTGTGAATTAAAACCGCTAATCGTTAAATCACTTCGATTGTACTCAAACAACCCACTTGATTTAGTAACCTTTTCCATTTCATCAAATACTTTCTTTGATTGTTTGTAGATAGGAGTTACCCATGCTATATTGCATCCTTTGTGATTGATTGCCCAGTATAACATTTGGTTAATACCTAACATTGTTTTACCAAATTGACGCCCTATGTTTAGAATGTAATATTTATAACTCTCGTTGATTATAGAGTTATGTATTTCTTTTTGTTTTAAATGTGGTTTGTATCCTTTAATCGTTGACATCGAAATCGAATCGTTCTACAGTCTTATTTTCGTTTTGTGTTTTCTCTGCTAATCCGTTTAAACGTTGTGTAATACTAGCATTGTATTGTCCTACCATACCACCCTCAATCTGATCTTGGCGAACTATATCTTTTATATACGAACAGATCGTAATATAATCGTTGTATCTTTTATCTGGATTGTCAAAATATTGTTTTACACAACTATGATTTTCAAAGCAATACACTCTAAAACCTTCCATTGTTAGTGGTCTTTCAAGTTCTTGCCTTGCATCGTTACCGTCTTTACCTACAAATACATGGTTTGTCCTTGGTCTGCTCTTTATATATTCTCTATACTCTTTGAATATTTGCCAAAGCATTTCAGGTGTTTCTATTAGCTTTGTTCTTCCCATTGCTTTATGCTTTTGGTTTTCTTGGCTTTCTTACTTTCTTAATCACTTCCTGAGTTTCGTACGCTAGTTTTGTAGCTTCTTCAAATAGATTCATCCAATTGTTTAAAATCTTCAAACCTGTTTCTAAACAACCAGCACATCCCTTAGTTAAAGGCTTCTTTGTTATCTCTGCATATACTTCTGAAAGTAATAAGAATTGTTCATTAGTATACTTTATTTGGGGCTTTTTAATTAGTTCTTTAACCTTTAAAAAACTTTCATATGCTTCTTTACTTATTATCATAAAACTTTATTATTAAAAAGACTGCTAACGGCGTTAGGTAGTCATGAGTGAATAAACTGATTAAAACTGCTATCCAGAAACTGAAACACGGAAAACAGTCTAGTACTTTAATTGGTTTTGATATTCTAGTCCCTGTAAACTTTCTTACATAGTACCCAAAGTTTAACTCTTGGTGAACTATGAAAGCTACAAAAAGACTTATTATAATGTTTGTCATATTGATTAAATTAGAAAGGGAGCAACATCACGCTAGACCGACTACTCCCATTTACCTTGGCATTACAAATATAGTAATTTATTTTAAAATATAAGGTCTGATTCTTCTTCTTTAATTGTTTCATCTTGATAGTTGATTCTCCACACTTCTAAGGTGTTAAAATACTTTGTTTCACCTTGTGGATTGATCCATCCTTTACCTCTTAAATTATAAGCTAATACTACCTTATCCCCGTCTTTAAAGATATTAACTAAATCACAATTATCTTGTGACAATTGAAATAATACATCTTGAGGGTATTTTTCTTCTGTGGTTAGTATAAATTCTCTTTTTTTATATTTCTCGCTTACTACTTGTGTTGGTCTGATTTCTTTAATCGTTCCTTTTACTTCTGTACTCATATTATTTGTTTTTATTAATTAATTACTTTTTTTTACTACTCATAACATTCCATAAGCAACATTAAAACGTTTGCTTATTTCTTTGTTAGCGTTCATTGCCGAGACGCATTATATCATCAAGTTGTTCAGCTAACTTATCTCTTGTTTGTTCTGCTCTTGTGTAGCTGTTTGAACCATACAAGCCCATCATATACTTTACTTCTTCAATAAATTCAAGCAACGAAACGCTAACATCGGCTAAAACTTCATTGCCTTCATTGTCTACTATTCGATATTTTTCTGTATTTTTCATCTGTTTACTATTTTGAAAGTTTACTGCATTTTACACGGCAACACAGTTTAGCCGTAATTAGCAGAAATAATTTATCCCTGCCAACCGCACACTCTTAATCTTCGTCAGAATGATATTCTAAGATATGTTCTTTTACTTTTTTAATCACAAATTGGGTTACTTCTTCTGATTCCAACTCTTCTTCAAATGCTTCTAAAAGTTTTCCCGAACCTTCAACCATTGGGTATCTTAAATTTCCACTATCAATTGAATCTACTTTTAAGTAAGCCAAATAGACTTTGCCAAAAAAAGTAAAAGACATTTTAACTGTTTTAGGTTTTTGAGTTTCCTCGTCAATCATATTGTCTTCAATAAAATTGA